ACACCCGCCGGAAGATTCGCGAATGAACCCGTCATGGTGCCATTTTCGGCAGTGCGTCGTCCCGAGTAGCCAACGATTCGGCCAACGGTTCCGGCAAGAAGATTCCACTCGTTGCCGCCGAGGTTTTGCGAAGTTGACGTTGACGTTTGAGTCGTAGCGCCGCTCCCATCGAGAACGCCGACGGCTCCCGAGAACTCATACATGACGATGGAACCGCCGTCCGTTGAGTTGGTCGGAGTTTGAGTCGCACTTTCGCCGGCGCCTGTGATTCTCCAAAAGACTGCATGATCCGGGAGGTTCGTATCAGAGTCAACTTGAGTCCACCCGCCTGCCACACCTGGCGCCACAGTCGCAGTAGCGTTGAACACGATGGCGAGAAGTAGATTCCCAGTTCCGGGAGCCGCGTCTAGTGTGACTCCTCCGCTGAGGTTAGCACGAGCAATGCTCTTAGCTTGCACAAAAGTCGGCACTACGCTCACTCCACCGCTTGGGAGAATCACCCAGGCTCCGTCTTTTCTGACATAGTATTCGCCATCGACAGGAGCATCACTGATTCCACCGCCACCTCCGCCAGATACCGCCTGTGGCACCCACTTTTGGGCTGTTGTGTCCCAAACAAGCGAATCCCCGTCAACGGGTGGCACAGTAACGAGGTCTACATCGAACAGGTTCTCCAGCTTGAATGCCAGGCCGACGAACTCTGCTGATTCCGCACCATCACTGCTAGTAAGAATCGTTGAAATCAGAATATCCCCAGCGACGGGCGTGGGATAATTGACTCGAAAGTTCTCCAACCTCGTGTTAAACGCTCCAAGTTGAGTAACCAGCGCATTCAATTGTTCGTTGAAGCCAGAGGAATCCCCGCCGCCAAGCGCCAGCGCCTGATCCGCTTTGAATTCGACCTCTGCAATTCGGATTCGAATCACATCATCTTCGGCTTGGAACTCCGCGCGCACTGTATCCATCGCAGTTTGAATATCCTGCGAGTAATCAACGGCTCCGAGTTCTTGCCGAATTGCTTGAATGTCGCGCGCACGGGCCTGACTCTCACGAACCAACCTCGCATCGACTTGACCGAGGTTGGAGGACAGGCTATTCGTAGTGCTGAGCAGTCCGGCAACCTGAGAATCAGTTTGCTCTGCCTTGACAGCAAGAATATCGACGGTCGCGATCGTGCTACTCAGCGATTCGGTAACACGTTCCGAAATCGACGCTGTGCTGGGGCCTTCGATTTTAATATAAATCGTGCCGGGCCCAATCCCAATGACTCCGGGCTCGGTAGCACGGCGCGCGATGACTTTACCGGGCGTTGCAAAATGAATCACGCCGGTATCGACCCACACATACTCAGCTTCGAGGAGCGGCGGCATGTTGTTGAGTCGCGAGATCGCAGCCGGATTGGCGCCATCGACGACCATCCAGCCATAGCTACCTTCAGGCGGGGGGTCTACGAAAAAGACGAATCCTTGTGCAAGGTCTGCACCCGACTTCTGGAAGTCGTTAGTGACAACCCAGTCAAACGACTCGCCAGTCTTCAGCTTGCCGACAGGGCAGCCTTGGAACGGCACATCAACCCACTGCGTGAATTGCACGTAGCGAGCATGAATGATTCCATAATCGTCGTGATAGAACTTGCCGAGGCTGCCGAGAGTATACAGGCGGTCGGGATTATAGCGCAGGAGCAGCCCGTAGTCGAACGTCGAGTCCCCCGCCTGCACCAAATTGTGCTGTGCGCGGAAGTTCCGCTGCTGCTCTTCCTGATCGAGTCCTACGATGGTGGTCGGAAAAGGATTCCGTTCGCGATCCTCAATTCGCAGCCGGGGTGGCCCGATCTCCCTGACCTGAATCAGCTCGAAAACTTCCGTCGTTGAATCGTCAGAGCCGTCCTCGAAATTGGGCGAGACGAGTTGGTCGATTTCCATGAGGACTTCGACATGGCCCTGGAAGATTTGGGCGTTCGGGAGACTCGATTGATCGCTGTGCAGCACCTCAAGTCGGGCTTGAAAGACTTGAGCATTCGGCAAATCGGCCTGATCACCGTGCAGAACACTCACTTCTGCCTGAACAAGACGCGATTCACCGCCCCCGGAATGGAGAACTTCGGCGCCTGCCTGGACTATCCGATATTCCTCTGCCATTCATCACGCCGCGATTCGCAAAAGCAGGCTGGCGGCGTTGACCGCAGCTGCATCCCACGCAACATTGCCGTCAGGGTTGAGCAGGACGTTGTTGAATCCTTGCTGGACCGTGGTAGTCAGAGTCACATCAGGGCCGAGCGCGTCATTGCCGTTCGACCTGACACCGTAATTGACCTGACGAGTCGCTGCATCGGTCTTGAATGCGAATCCAGCGGCCTGCACCCCGTCGATCACCGTCGGAACAACCGACAAGTTCGAAAGAGTCAACTCGGAAAGTTCGCCCGGAAGCGAGCCAGAGAGAAAATCCGCAGTATCCACGAGTTCTTCGTCCACCACCGCGAAGTGGCTGGTGCCGGTCGAGGGAATCAGGTCGAGAGTCCCGCCATCGCCGTTCGGGCGCAGGGTTTCGATTCGCCGTTCGGGCACGGTCGTCAGGTATTCGTCGTCGAAGTAGGTATCATCAACGTCAAAGGGGGACAGCGAGGGCATAGTGCCCGCTGCAATGTTGACACAGGTAATGTTGTCGTCGGCCTGACCTCTGGTATTGATTCCAGTTTGCTCTTCCAGCTGGACTCCGTTGGCACTGATCGAGAACGAGCCATTCGTGTGATGGATGATCGCGGAGAAGCCCACAAAAATCCATCCAGCGTTCACGACGACTCCAGGTTCCGACTGCCACAGCACGGTCGAGGCTCCGCGGTAAACGATGAGTCGTCCTTCGACGTCAATGCTCCAGCCGACCTGCCTGTTCGTGGGATTGTTGCTTGCCGCCGTCGTGTTGAAGAATCCTGCCCCCAACAGCTGAGGGCGATTGAACCCCGTAACGCGGACTGCGGTTCCGACAGAGTGACGATCGGTCGCAGGAATCGTGCGGCTGAGGCGCGCACCCCCGCCTGCCGCGACGCGAGCAGCACGCCCACCGAATCGTCCAGGCACAAACGAAACGCCCGAATAGACTTGCCACTTGACGGCGATCTGCGCCTCACTAGCGTAAACGTCGTAGCTATCCCAGAATGTCCGTGCCATTAATTGACTCCTAGAGGCGGCAAATCCCCTGATCGTTCCAGCGCAGTTCGAACTGGCCGGTCACAATCGACTGGGGCAGAGTTGAGTTCGTGGTTTGATTCAGATACGCGACCAGCGCAGTCTCGACTTCATCGTCCCACGCAAACAGAATGACGATTCCGTGCAAGGTTTCTCCGACCGTGGCGGCCCCGATCTGTGTGTTGGGGGCATCCAGAGTCGTGCCGTTCAAGGTAAACCCCAGAATCTCGGTGGGCGGGAAAACAATTGACTCGACGTCAATGTCCTCAAAGGTCGTGTGGGTGGGGTCGTAGACATACGAGTCATTAACCCCGATCACATACAGGTCGGCGCCACCGGGAACTCCCGCACCCACCAGGAGACTCAGAAGTCTCTCCTTGAAACTCGGGTAGACCGCGCTCACAGCGAGATTCCCAGATCAAGCAGAGCCTTTGCCGTTTGTTTTTCGACGAGTTCGTTGACCAGCGCCGTTGCGGCTGCGCGGGGGAGTCCTTGCAGGTGCATCACCGTTGTGATCAGGGATTCGTCCAAGGCCTTCATTGAGGTCTGGAACATGAGGAATGTTGGAATGGTTGCCATTGTCTAAGTCCCGCAGGATATTCACTTTCGTGAAATATTCGATGATGTGAATGACAAGGTGCTGATAACGAGTCCGCTCAAAGCGAAGCTGCATCATCGCCCAAAGAAACGCGACCCACCCCAAGCCAAAGACTCCGGCTTCCGCGGCCCCCTGCAAGAAGGCCATAATAGCTGCTGATTCCACTAGGCACCGTCCACCTCTGCACTTTCACTCGTCCAGAGTCCCTGACGGAGAGAGCCGTAGAGACTGTAAGACGTGCGCGCCCTCTCAGTATCGGAGAGTCTTTTGTAGACCTTAGCCCGGACGCCTTCCATGATAACGTCAGACCAGCGGAAGATCAACCAGTTGGTTGAAAAGAGTCGCGCAGCTTCTTCCAGTTCCGGGGTGTCAATGCCTTCGCCATACGTCCAGCCTGACTCAATGTCGTAGCTGGCTGCGCGGGCGGTCGGAACCTTATACTTGAGGCTGCGGGGGAACTCGTAGTAGCCAATGCCGATTTGGGAATTTGCACCCCCGTAGCCGGAGAACACAAACGATCCTCCGACTCGATAGTAGTAGTATTCCATATCGGCGAGGTGGCGGCCGGGAGTCGTTCCCTTGGCGTAAATGTCGTCGCCGAGCCGCGAATAGATTGAGAGATACTTGACGACTCGCATGGCTTGGAACGTGCCGGGATCGGGAATGTTCCAGATAAAGCCGGAATCCGACAAAGCGACCAGCAGCAACTCCCGGAAGTTCTCAGGGAAAAACAGAGCTGCGTTGCGGTCTGCGCTAAAGTGGATTTCACGAATCGTCTGATTCAGATACGTGGCAATCTCGGAAACCAAGTCGGGGCGCTTGGTTTCCGAGACGATGGAGTCAACCAACTGAGAGAAGGTAGTCATGGCAGATGCCCCGAAAAGGTAGAGTTATTCGCCGGCGGGCGGGTTGGAGTCTTCCAGCTTGCCGGTGCCGACGACGGGCGTGGCGCGCTCGCCGGTCGACGAGTCGGTCACCTGAGTCGCGGCTGCACGCTGATTCTCCAGCAGCTGCTTGACGAGCAGTTCCGCGGCCTGGACGTCCAGCTTCTTGACGCGATTCGCTTCCTGCGGCGGCAGGGTGGCGAGCAGCTTGTCGAACGCTTCCGCATCGTCGGCGGCCAGGGTGAGGAGTCCCTTTTCGAACTTGTAATTGCCGACGGCAAAGTTCTCGATCGGGTGACTCGTGTAGCTGACCACTTCGGGTGCGGCGGGGGCTTCCGGCGCCTTGGCGATGTTCGGCTTGAGCGGGTTGTTCATGTCTGCGATTCCTTTCTGAAACTAGTTGGGTGAGTCTGCGCACCCAAGTTGTTGGCCGAGCGGGGATTAGACCGACTTGACGCCGCGCTGGACGTTGCGGAGAATCCCCATCGTGCGGGCCGCGCCGACCTGAACGCCGCATTCGGTGGTAATCACACCTTCGTCAGCGTCCTTGCCCTGAATCCGGAGGCCGTTCTTGTCATAGCCTTCCTGATTCGTCTCGCGCAGAACACGCTTCTTGATTCCGCCGGGGTGCAGCACATACATCTCGCGGCGCCAGTAGGGGTTCTCGTTCATGAGCGGGTGCGTCATGAGCTTGAGAGTCCCGAACGGGGTCACGATCGTGTTGATCTGAATCCCGAGCTTCGTCTCGCCCTGCGTGATGTGGTATTCACTGTCGAGCATGGCCATGCGATTCATGGCCATCAGCACATTGTCGCCGCCGAACGCGATACGCTCGTTGGGCATTCCCTTGACATTGAAGCGGAAGATCTGACGGATGAATTCCTCCAGATCGACGCGCGACAACTCGCCGGCGACCGCACCCGATCCCGAGTCAGTGGCCGCCGACAGGATCGTGCCGCCATTCTGTTCAATCTGCGCCAGCACGCCGTCCGTGAGTCGGAACTGCTTGTTGTTCAGAGTCGTGACGGCCTTCCGCCCCCACAGGAAGCTGCGCTCCATGTCCTCGGCGTGATACATGGCGCACATCTGCTTGTTGTAGGCCAGCTTGCTGCCAGTCAGGAATTTCACGGCCTTCGCAGTGCCGGAAATCGCCCAGCCATTCCGGAAGATCTGCGTGTAATTCATGCGCGGCGCGCCCTGCTGAGTCACTGCCGTCGGCATCCCAGACGCTTCTTCGAACGCGTTCCCGATCTTCTGGACGTTCATCGAACTGGTGAGACTCACCACGCTCGTGCCTGCGAGTCCGCGAATGACGGTCAGGGTATTCCCGGCCGACGACTGCACGAAGATGTGCTCGCCGGTTTCTTCGACCAGAAGAATCGTGTTGGGAACGTAGAACGACCCGTCGCCGACGACCACCGAAGTGCCAGTGCCGCCACTCACGACATTCGTCCGACCCGGATTGTGCGAGTCCTCGAACCAGGTGAAAACGGTGTCCGACGTGGCTTCCTTGCCCATGCCCGCCGTCATGGCGAGAAAAGGCGCGGTGCCGGTCGGATTCGTCATGAGGATTGCCGAGGCAAAATCGCCCTGACGCTCACCGACGATCCCCTGATTCGAAGCGAAAATACCCTGAATCGACATTTGCTATTCCACTTCCTTATACGCGGCCGGTGAGTTCATCCAGCCAGTTGGTCGGAGCCGCAGGGCGTGAATCCCATTGGCTGCGAGGTGCCACTTCGAGGTCGAGGTCTTCGGCGGCGGTATTCGTCAGAAGCGAAATCATCTGCTTCGTCTGAGCCACAGCCTTGGCGCGATCCCCGCGAGTGTTGGCGAGAGCCTGTTCAAAGACTCTCTTGATCACCGGGGCAACGCGGGGATCCTTGGCGGCCGGGAAGTCCCGAGTCAAAGTTTCCTCGTTGTCACGGCTATTCAGCGTCGAGCCGAATTCATTGCGCATCTGAGCCATGAGTTGTTCGGCGAAAGGCCGAAGCACCTGCACGTTCATTGCCAGCGATTGCCGCACAGCAGCCTGCATCTGCGCTTGGACTCGCCTCTCGAATCCCTCGAAATTCCCTTGGTTGATTTGCTCGGCAATTTCCGCAGTCATCACCGGTTCACCGAAGGACATATTGGTAAGCTGAGTCGTCAGCTGTTCCGCAATGCTTCCGTCGGTGCCCCCCGAGGGAGTCGAGCTTCCGGCAGACTCACCCGAGGGTGCGGCGCCCGGCTCACCCGAGGGACTGTCCCAGAATGTCGAAGGGTCGAAAGCATCGCCACCGTTATTCTGACTCGGATCGGGATTTCCGGAATCACCCCCAGAATTACCTTGACCCCCTCCAGCGTTATCACCGGGGGCGCCGGGATTCGCCGACGGGTGGCCTTCGGGATCCTTCATGATTCGCTGGTTCATGCCGGTGAAGGCGGTGCCCGCGAGTAGCATTCTCTTACGCATTGTTGATTTCCCTTCTGAGATTCCCAGCCCACTCGTGCAGGGCGAGTAGCTGGCGGTTAGTCTGCTGAACCTGCAAGATTTCTTGGGCGAGGTCTTCCGGAGTCCGCTCTTGGAATCCTTCGGTCAGCGCCCAAGTATTCGCTTTCACTTGTAGTTCAAAAACCCCAAGCGAATGAATCAAATAGAAAGCCTCTCCCAAGGCTTTCAGGGTTTCGGTGTCATACCGTTCGCGGATAAGTCCAGTGTCAATCATGACTCACTATCCGTAAATCGGGGCGGTCAGCGCCTCAGGAGCGGTTGCGGGTTGAATCCCGGTTCCTTCCTGCGGGGGCATTCCAGGCGTGGCGCCCTCGGGGGCGGGGGGCGGTGCGAGTCGGAAGTCTTCCATGCTCGCTTCGATATCCATCATCGAAGTCCAGAAGTCCAGAATCTTGATGATATCGACTTGCTGACCCGCCGCAGGCGCCTGAATCAGCGCGAAGAACATGCCCTGAAGCTGGCTCGCCATGGCCTGACGGTCGATGGCTTTGAGTCCCTGTCCGATCACGTAAGCCAGATTCGTCGTGCGCAGCTTGCTGAGGTCGATCTTCGACGTATTGCCGTGGTAGTCCATAATGTCCACGCCGTCTTCCTGAAACTGCACGATGTTGTAATACATCGCGAATCTCAGAGGACGCATCAGCGTATCGTCCAAGAGTCGAGCGCCCTTGTGCTGCCGACGGTTGGCGCCCTGCTGGACAGCCGCGACTTGTGAGTCAACAGCCCGATCAATCCCGGCGATCTGGGCCGGCAAAGATTGGGTGGGGAAGAATTGATTCACAAGATCCATCATCCCCTGCAAATCGCCGAGGGTCTGCTTGGTATCCAGAATGTTGTTGTCATGGAACACCATCGTGCGAATATCCGCGCCGTAGCCTTGGGGCTTGATGGGGATTCGCGCTGCCACTTCACCCTTCGGGATGCTTGCGTAGTCAACCCGACTGGGATCGTAGAAGGTCGTGCCGTAGAGGTTCTTGCGATTCGCGGCGACGTGGGCGTTGAGCAGGAAGCTGGCAAACTCCTGCATCGGAATCAAAATTTCCGCGGGCGACTTGGCCGACTGACGCATCACATCATCATTGCAGAGTCCGAAGAACGCAGGCAACCAGCCATGAATGTTGTTCATCGGAGTCGCGTCGATCACCTTCTCGTTGTTGAGGATCGTGAAACGCCACAGTTCATAACGATTCCGCCGCTGCCGGACTTCACGGTTGCCAGGAATCAAGCTGAAGTCGTTGGGATTGATTCGAATGTGGATTTCCGTCAACTCGAAGGAGCCGCGGAGCGCGTAGCTGGCCGACCCGGACAGGATCGAATACCAGGACTCTCCCTTGGTTTCGTCGGTTTCCAACTTGGACTCGACCGGGGGATCGGTATACCAAGTCGTGACGGTGGTATCCTCCGACGCTCCGTCCCCATCGAGGTGCGAGTCGCAGTTGTAATAGATACCTTCGAGGCACTTGTTCTTGAGCCAGTAATGACTCTTCATTTCGACGGTAGCGAACCACTCCCCGTCCTTGTAAACGCTGGCAGGTTCCACGCTGGGATCCCACAAGGTGTTATACATATCGAACGCGCGGACTTTATTCCCTGAGAACACAGGGGCAGGCTCGAGTTGACTCGTTCCGTCCTGCACGGCGACCAGTCGCGGGCCAAACTCGGTAGCCCAGAAAGTCGACATTCCCCCCAAGTTATACTTGAGAATCGAAAAGATCGACAGCAAAAGCTGCCGGTAATAGCCGCAATAGATCGCGTGATTGTTCATCAGAGTCACGATATCCGCGGCGTCGCTCGAATCCCCCGGCTTAGCGGTGTGATAGAACATCCCGCGATTCGGCGCGAAGGTCTGCGCGTAGTAAGTCATCATGTCGTCCAGATGCACCCACGTGAGGGGGAGGGTCATGCTGGTCGCCTGATTCTCGCCGGTGCGTTCGTGCTCGATTCGCCGCTTGCGATCTTCTTCGGACAGCCGCATCCAGCCCGCAACGTCGCGGTCGATCTGCGAGTAGCGAGAAACCCGCGAGTCGCGGTTGGCCTTGTCCGAAGTTAGGCGCGCCTGAAGGTATTCCAGGAGCTTCTGGTGATTTTCTTCGTGGCGGAAAGGGTGAGTCGAATGCACCTCAGGCTTGGGCAGGGTGAATTTCGCGTGCTGCATCTTTTCGTTATACACCAGATACCTCCGTTCCGTAAGTCGCACGGGGAATATCATCGCCCATGCCTTGATATTGAGTCGTGAGCAGCCCCTCATACTGAAGCAGCATTTGGGGGCCATACGCAGCCGAGTCGATAAGGTCGTCGCGGTTCGAGCGCTTCTTCATGTTGTAGCCGACGAGCTGAGTCGTGAACTCAACCGCGCCCTCGTAGACGCCATACTCACCCTTGGCCATAAGTGCGACAAAGGCTTTGATTCGCGAGATCTTCGGGTCGCCGCTGCCCGCCATCAAGGGCACCAGTTCGACTGTATGATTCATTAGCTTACTGGCAAGCAGGAGTTGGAAGAACGGAATGAGCACCCGCTGCGCCGCTACCGCTTCGATTCCCCAGACCCAGGCGTTCCACTCAAGTGCGAGTCGGAACATCTCGTCAAAAATCTCATTCTCTTTCATCTTGCTCGTCGAGTGGGCGACCATCATCGGCACACCATCCTTGGGGAGGACATGAACCGTAATTGATGAGTCGTCATTCGCAGCCTTCTCCCCAAAGGCGGGATCGAGGACAAGCCATGCAGCCGCGATTTCGTCAGCGTTGGGAATTTGCAGGTAGTTGATTTGATCCTGTGTAAAACCGTCGACTCCATGGCCCGGCATGTTCATCATTTCGCACATCCAAGTCTCAAGGAGTCCCATTTCCTGATACTCTTGGAAGTCCTCGATCAACTCGTCCATAGGCCAGCGCTCAGGCCACAGGGGTCTCAGGAATCCTGTAACAGCATCCTTGACCAAGCACCCGAACACGACGGGGTTCCAGTTCGGGCGAGTCGACAATCTCGCGAGCAAGCTGGTTTTCTGGAGCATATTCCCCAGCCAGATGATCTTCTTGCGCCGCGCGAGTGCCTTGATGAAAGGCCCGAAGATCCACTTGTCCAGCTTGGCTTGGAGAGTCGGCGACTCTGTATTCTCGTTATCCTCCACATCGTCGACAACCGCGATATCCGGACGTTGGTTGTCAATGTTGATTCCTCGCATCTGCTGGCCGGCCCCGACCGCGCGTAAGATACACCGCTTGACTCGCCCGTCACTGAACGGATCGCGAATCTCAAAAATCCACAGCGAGTCAGTTTCAGATTCTTTGATAACCTTGATTCGTCCGAACACGCTAATGAAGTTCGGGGAGTTCAGATACCCGATAATATCTTTGCAGGCGTTCTTCGCGATAGTATTCGTGTTCGACAGGTAAACGCAGAATCGCGAGTTAGTGAACAGGAAATACCAAACAACTGCCAGCTTCGACAAGGTAGTCTTTGCGTGGTCACGCGGGATGGCGAGAAGGACTCGTTGCATCGCCGTGTTGGTCAGGAGCGGCCATATCTCGCCGTGGTGGAAAAACGGAACAGGACTCGTGAGTTCATCAGCCAAGAAAAACTCGATGAAGAACTCACCGTCCTCTTTGAGTCGTTGTTGAATCTCGCCAATCGTAGCCGACGCCTCGACCGTCTCGGGGCGCGCGTTGGGATCGCCCTCGTTCGGGATATTCAGGTCGGTAGGGTCGGCGTAAGGAATCACGGCAGGTAACTGTCCGGATCAATCTTCGTGATTGCGCGATTCGCATCCAGCCACTTGCGGCCCCATTCCGTCATGGGCGAGTCGCGGGTAATCGGTGCCATGACAGGCGCGCTCGCGGTCGCGGGACTGAGCATGGATTCCAGATCGGTAAGCACTGCCGGAATCGTGGTGGGAGAAATCTCCGGCTGGAAGGTCTTTTCTTCCTTCGCCTTTGAGTCCTTGGGAGTCTTCGGCCCCTTGGCGACCTGACGATGAACGCCGATCATGTCGAGAAAAGCCGCGATGGGACTAATGCCAAGCGACTCGCTCAGCGATTTGTTCTCCATGCGCGGGGCTTCCATGAAGCTTTCGGGGTCGCCCCCAAACATGATACCCATTACGTTTGACTCCTTGCCATCTTCTTGAGAGCCTCAAGACTAAAGGGTTCTTCTTCCTCGGTGCGAGTCCTTGCGATCACAGTCTCCTGCGTGCGGGGTTCCGCTTTGGCCTGCAACAACTCGTTGACTTCCTTGAAACTCGGAT